GCCATGCTCGGAGTCGTGTCGTTGATGCCGACCCTGTTGTTCGTGTCATCGACATAGAGGACACCACCCGCAATGTTGACGAAGGTCACGGGATCGATGACGATGCCGCCACTCGCACTTGAGATGTTCACATTGCCGTCCGATGCGACGATGTCGATGTCGGTGTTCGCCGTGAACTTGATGTCGCCGCCGAGAGTCTGAAATGTGATGTCTGCACCAAGGTCGGTGCTGTTATTGCTAAAGGCGATGTAGGGCTTGGTGGGGAAGTCGCCGCTTCCTCCCTGTCCCGCCACGAAGTAGACATTGTTGACCGCCTCACCCGAGATGTTTCCTCCCGAGTAGAAGCCTCCTCCGATGTCCACCTGCGGGTGCGAGGCTAGCGTGGAGAGCCTCACCGTGCTTCCCGCATCGAAGGTGGCACCCGCAGCCGAGATGCCGTTGGAGAACCTCTGCAATCCTGTGAAGGTCTGTGTCGTGTTCGTCTTGGCTACATCGGTGACTGCTCCCGTGGCACCGTTGATTGACGATACGACTTCGTTGTTGTGCGCAAACGCACCTGAAAGGTCCTTGCTCTGTGACAGCGACAGGACCGTTCCGCCGAGGTTCTTGAAGAACACCTTCTCGTCGGATGTGTTGATGGCGAGTTCGCCGAGCGACAGGTCTCCCGAGGAAGGGGAGTTTCCCGTGACCGACGAGTTGTACAGTTGGATCGTGCTTTCCTTGGGCATATCGAAGTACCTCTATTTAGAAGGTTCCTCCGTCAACGGAGCCGATGAACAGGTTCGCATTCACAGTTCCTGTGAAGGTGGCACCCGTGCCGCTGATGTAGGGGATGGTCACATTGTCGGGCAGACCGATGATGATGTTTCGGCAGTTGATGCCTGCGGACACGACCACCTCGTTCACCGTGCCCGTGATCGTGAACGCACCCGTGCAGCCGTTGATGCTTCCAACGACGGTCACATCTCCCGTCAGACCGTTCAGACTTTTTACGGTGTTGAGGCTGATGTAGTCGAATGCCTCTGCCGCAACCACAAGACCGACTCCACTCTGCTCAATTGCAGAGGTGACAATCTCGTAGTCAATAGTGGTTGCACTCTTCGTTTTCTGTAGGTAGTCCGTGGTCTTACTAGCAAACAGAGCATCGCTATCAAGGATGAATTGCTTTGGACTGACTCTCTTCGTCTTTACCAACCCAGGTTCACTTGCATCGTAGAAAAGAACAAAGTCACTATCTTTGTCTATCGTTGTGGATGAACCTGTTGTCAGATTTCCTGGATCAAAGTAAAGGTAGGCGAGCGAGCCGTCCGCATTTGCCGAAGCACCCACTCCGCTGTAAGTGGCACTAAACAGACTACAACTATTTGTACTTGAGCATGTGTTTGTTATGTTACACCAAAAACAAGGATTGGGATCGTTTTCACAGTCAACCTCATTTGTGTAAGAACTACAGAGTGTGCCCTGACTACCACCTCGTAGGCTCACATGACCGTTGGTTACAACAAAAGCATTCGTATCGAACGAGGCTACACCCGTCACCGAGGTGTCCGCAAGCCTGTTCGTGAATCTGTCGTTGGTACGACCGATCAGGGATTGACCATCACCCGTGACCGTGATGTTGCCCGTGAGACCGTTGAACCCCGTGACACCGATGTTGAAGATGGTGTCAGTCCTACCCGAGGTGGCAAGGGAAATACCTGACCCTGCGACCGTGATGACCGTGTCGCCCGTGGCTTGGTATGCCGATGCGAGGCTCACCGCACCGCTAGAAACCGTGAAGTAGGTCGAGTTGAATGAGGCGACACCTGTCAGACTTGTGGTCGCAAGCCTGTTCGTGAACTTGTTGTTGTCAAAACCGATCAGGGATTGACCATCACCCGTGACCGTGATGTTGCCCGTCAGTCCATTGAAGCCCGTGACACCGATGTTGAAGATGGTGTCCGTCTTGCCCGAGGTCGAGATGGCGATGCCTGATCCCGCAACCGTGATGACTGTGTCACCCGTGGCTTGATATGCCGAGGCGAGGGTCACATGACCCGTGCTAGCGACCGAGAAGTATGTCGAGTTGAATGAGGCGACACCTGTCAGACTTGCGGTTGCAAGCCTTGCGGTAATGTTGGAGTTGTCCTTGCCGACAATAGATGCACCATCACCCGTAACGGCTGTTACCTGTTGAGCCACGCCGCTGAATGTGATGAGGTTCCCCGATTGGGTGATCGTGATATTCGATCCTGCCGTGATGTTGACCTTGCCCGTCAGTCCAACATCGGAGCCAAATCCGATTCCCGTGACACCGATGTTGAAAAGGGTGTCCGTTTTGCCCGAGGTCGAGATGGCGATGCCTGATCCTGCGACTGTGATGACCGTGTCACCTGTGGCTTGGTAGGCGGCAGCAAGATCAACGGCACCATTAGAAACCGTGAAGTAGGTCGAGTTGAACGAGGCGACACCGAGAACGCTATCTGTTGCAGTTATTCCTTGGAATGCGAATGTGTCAGTAGTAACTTCCCGAACAGAAATTCCAGGTCCACCTGTAAGGGTAAAGGTATCTCCTAAAGAAGCCACTTCTGTGGTTTGAACAGAATCACGGAAGGTGATTGAGGAGTTCGCAAGTTGAGCGTTGCCGATTCCGCCATTCTTGACTGTGACAACTCCTTCTAGGCTCACAGCGAAGTCGCCTGAATCGAAGGAAGCGACACCCGTGATTCCTGTAGTGGCAACCCTTGCTCGGATTGCGACACCGTCTCCGATAAGGGATCCACCGTCACCCGTCACCACGGTCGCAGCCGCAACATTGAAGTTGCCGTTCGCATCGGGTGCCGTGTTGTTGATCGTGATGACACCCTTGCTGCTGACATGTCCCGTTCCACTCACCGTAAAGTGGTCTGACAGGAACGATGCCACACCCGTCACACCCGTGGTCGCAGTCCTGTTGGTGAAACTGTTGTTAGTACGACCGATCAGGGACCCACCGTCACCTGTGAGCGTGACGGAACCAATCAGGGTGTTGAGGGAGGTGACTGCGTATGCGGGTCTCCACTCGTCAACTCCGTTCCATTGCAGGAACTGATATTGCTCGGGTGGATCCTCAAGATTCACATCCGAGAGTTGACCCACACCAAGAGTCACCGAGCCCGTGAGGCTGTTGACCGACCAAACGGTCGAGCGTTCGTCCCTGAAGGTGACCCTGTCGGAGGTACCTCCCGTACCTCCCACGAAAAGTCTGCGGTCTGCGATGTTGACGGCGATCTCACCTGCTGTGAGGGAAGGAGTCGCCGAGGGGACCTCGGATCGAAGTATCTTGATTGTCTCTTGTCGAGCCATATCGAAACGAAAATCCCCTTCTCGTCACGGAATCAGAAAGTTCCGCCGTCGATCCTCGCAACCACCGTTGCCATCGTGTATCCAGATCCCGAATCGTTCACGAATGTGGTGGGTTCGACTCCACCCGAGAGTCCCGTGAAGAACTTGAACTTGCCGCTGTCGGAAGCGTCCCTGAAGATTCCTGCGAATCGCTTTCCGCTGCTTGTGTACTGACCGTAGAATCCGAGGTCAACGCTGTCCGCTGCGTTGCCTGTACCAAGCATGATGAGCGGGTCCTCGACAACGAACGAATCGACATTCGCCGTGACCACCGTTCCATTGACGGTGAGGTTGCCAGGGATCGTGATGTCGTTCGGAAGACCGATAGTGAACTCTGTGTTCGACCTGCTCACCGAGACCTGAGACGCAGTTCCCGTGATGGTGAGGGTTCCACCGAGATTCAGCGTGGTTCCTGTGTCGCTTGTGCTTGCCTTGACGGTGATACCCGTCGAGGACACGGCACCACTCGACACCGAGAAGTGAGTCGAGTTGAACGAGGCTACACCCGTCACACCCGTTGTCGCAAGCCTGTTCGTGAACTTGTTGTTGTCAAGACCGATCAACGAGCCGCCGTCACCTGTGACCGTGATGTTGCCTGTCAGTCCATTGAAGCCCGTGACACCGATGTTGAAAAGCGTGTCCGTCTTGCCCGAGGTCGAGATGGCAATTCCCGATCCCGCCGTAGTGATGACCGTGTCGCCCGTGGCTTGGTATGCCGATGCGAGGCTCACCGCACCGCTAGAAACCGTGAAGTAGGTCGAGTTGAACGAGGCGACACCTGTGACCGAGGTGTCTGCTAGCCTGTTGGTGAACTTGTTGTTGTCACGACCGACGAGAGATCCACCATCTCCCGTGACCGTGATGTTGCCTGTGAGACCGTTGAAGCCCGTGACACCGATGTTTGTGATCGTCTTGCCCGATCCAATGGCAATTCCCGATCCCGCTTGGACCGTGTCGCCTGTGGCTTGATAGGCGGCAGCAAGATCAACGGCACCGTTCGTCACCGAGAACCTAGTGGCGTTGAACGAGGCGACACCTGTCACACCCGTGGTCGCAAGCCTGTTCGTGAACTTGTTGTTGTCAAGACCGATCAACGAGCCGCCGTCACCTGTGACCGTGATGCTTCCCGTGAGACCGTTGAAGCCCGTGACACCGATGTTGAAAAGGGTGTCCGTCTTACCCGAGGTCGAGATGGCGATTCCCGATCCCACAACCGTGATGACCGTGTCACCCGTGGCTTGGTATGCCGAGGCAAGGCTTACTGCGCCCGAGGAAACCGAGAAGTAGGTCGAACTGAAAGAGGCGACACCCGTTGCCGATGCGTCGGCAAGCCTGTTCGTGAAACTGTTGTTGGTGCGACCGATCAGAGACCCGCCGTCACCTGTGATCGTTACTGTGCCTGTGAGACCGTTGACGCTGCGGACAACATCCTTCAGACCTACCGCACCCACAGCGGAAACCGTGAAGTCTGCGCTAGTGAATGAGGCGACACCCGTGACGCTTGTGGTCGCAAGACGAGCCGATATGGTGTTCGTCGCTCCCGATGTGACCTTGATCACGGCACCGTTGTCGCCCGTGACAACGATGTTGCCGCCCGTGCCGTTGACCGTGTTGACAACCGCACCACCGCCGCCGACAACACCGTCAACATAGGACTTGACCGCCGATTGCGTCGGCACGATGTACTGACTGTTGGTGGTGATGTCTCCTGCTGTGATCTGTGCGCCGATCCACAGGCTAGTTCCATCACCCTTACCAATGTGGAACTTACCGTTCAGATCGGAATACGCAATTTCACCGAAGGTCAGTCCTGTTGGGACATCGGTGGTGGTGGACCGCAGTACTGTTATCGTGCTTTCACGGGGCATGGTTGTTTTTTTCCTTTGGGGTATCTATGTCAGAATGTGCCACCATCGGTGATCTGCCGAGGGGTCTTGCCTTGAAGGTATTTGGCATCGACTCCCGTCAATGCGGAACCGTCGAGGGCAGGCAAGGCTCCTGTCCCTCCCACACCGAAGATAAGACTCGACCCCAAGACGATGAGGTTTCCCGCCTTGATCCCCGTCCTTATCGTGACATGTCCCGTCGTGGAGACATTGAACTGCTCCCCATCGAAGGAAGCGACACCCGTCGATCCCGTTGTCGCTATTGGAATCGGGCAGCACTTTGCTGCCGTGTCCTGTGTGGTGCCATCGGGGAACTCCAAATAGGACCCCGCCAAGGTGGTGCCGAACTTGATCGAACCTGGAGCCTCAAACGAGAGATCGGACAGGTAGTTGTACTTGAGGGCGTTGTCTGCTCCGAGATCCGACCCGTCCCCCTCAAATGGAGCGTTCGTATCGGTGAAGGCGAGGGCACCCGCTTGTCCCTTGACTGTGGCGGGGGGCTTGACATACAGGCGGAATGTCTTGTTGTTCGCTCCCGTCATGGTCAGGGTGATGTTGCCCCCGACTGTGAGCCCGAGTGCGCCCGTGAGACCATTGATTCCCGAGACATAGTCTCCAGTTATGCCGCCAACCGAACCTGTACCGCCGCCACCTGAACCATTGATCGTGATGGAGTTGCTGTTGGGATCTGTCGTGAGGGTAATGTTGTTACCCGCAACGAGGGTCAGGGTCTCCTTGTCGTACTGAACGGCAGTCAGACCCGACTGACCCGACACGGAGATGAACTTGAATGCTTCGCCAAGACCGCCGCCGCCGTCGTAGAGGATCGGCGTGGTCGGCTTGATCTTCGACAGATCGATTGTGAGATGCTTGCGGTCGGGGTCGAGTTTCAGCGGATACTGAACCGAGAGAACGCCCGAGTCTCCCGTGGCACCTCTCTCGCCTTGCGGACCTTGTGGACCTATAGGCCCAGCCTGTCCTGCAACTCCTTGAACGCCTTGAGAGCCTCGCTCTCCTTGATCGCCTTGCTCTCCCTTTTCCCCACGCTCTCCACGGGGACCTTGGGGACCTTCGTTTCCTTGCGGACCTTGGAAACCTTGGGGACCTTCGGCTCCTTGGGGACCTTGCTCTCCCCGTTCGCCTCGTTCTCCTCGTTCGCCAACAGGTCCCTGCGGACCTTCGGGTCCCTGCGCCCCGATATCTCCCCTCTCGCCCTGCGCTCCCTTTTCCCCTGCCAATCCTTGAAGTCCTCTTTCGCCTTGGACTCCTTGGGAACCCGTGGCTCCCTTCTCACCTTGCGGACCTTGGGAACCTTGCTCTCCACGCTCACCTCGCTCTCCCCTCAGTCCATGCAGACCTTGGAGACCTCGTTCGCCTCGTTCGCCTCGTTCGCCTACAAGTCCTTGCGGACCTTGTTCGCCTTTGTCGCCCTTGGGACCTCGGGGACCACGAATGCCTGGGAGTCCGTCCTCTCCCTTGCTCGGGGTTGACGGAACATCGGGCTCCTCGTTGATCGGGTGCTTCTTCTGAGGATCTTCATCCTCTCGGTAGTCCTTGATGTAGCGAAATCGACCCGACATCCGTTTGGATATTTAGGAACAGGTCAGAGGGTTGTCAGGGCGTTCCATGACACGGGAAACAGGGGAGAGATAATCTTGCCCATCGCAGCGGCGTACTCCCGCACCTCCCATTGTGCGTGGGAGTCCGAGCGTTGGGTGTACACCCTTGCATAGGCTGACAGCGATCCCGTCCACCACCATTCCGTATAGGTTCCTTGAGGCAGCACGAACCGAGCCTGTTCGGGAGCGATGCCTTGGGCGATCAACGACTCGTAGACATCCATGCACTTCTCCACCGAATCCCGATAGAGGTAGTCTGCTGCTCCACGACGGCTGTCGGTCTGCTCCACGAATCCACCCGAACCCTGCTTCGTCCCATCGACGGGAGCCGTGCGCCAATCGGGGATGTAGACCTCGGGTGTCTCGTTCACATAACGGCGTGACACCTCGTTCTCCACGAATCCCTGCTTGTGCTTGAACAGTTGTGTACGGATGGAGATCGGTGCCTTGATCCGCAGGGTGATCTGCGGATGGGCGAACGGGGTCCAATGGCGGTGCTTGGCGAGGTATTCGATGAGTTTGCGGTCACGCTCAAGGAGCGTCTCGCTCAACGCCACCCCACGCCAATCACGCTCGGTGTCCCACTCGCTCTCCTTGTGAAACGACACACGGGCGGCGTTGACCACCGTGAGATCGTCTCCCATGTGCGACACATACTGCACGAATCCCTTGTCGAGGACAGGGATCTTCAGGGGCTGATCTTCCAAGGTGGATCACTCCTCGGTGTCGGATTCGTCGGAAACGGTCTCTTCCCACGCCGAGCCATCGACATCGTCGCCGATGTCGTTGTCATCTAGTCCCATGTCGCCGACCTCGGAGGAGATGTCGTTGGGTTCGTCCCTCAACTCCGAGCGAAGACCGTCGATCCGCTCCCCCACCTTGTTGTAGAGGGCGGCGTAGATCGCATCCTTCGCATCGCTCGCCTCGCCGCCGAGGACCTTGTCGATGATGTCGGCTGCGGGAGTGATGTCGGAATCGTGTCCTTGCCAAAACTCGGGGTAGTCCGTGGGATCATCGCTCGGGCTCCACTCGGTCTCGTCAAGGTCTTCGGGGGTTTCATCGGGGTTCATGGTGCAGTCCTCCGTGCTATCTATGCCACTTCTTGATCGCAACATGTGCAGCGATCCCACGATGGGAATTTCTTGCGATCTCGGCTTCGATCATGGATCTCGTCATGCCCGAGAGGACCATGTCGTTGATGTCCTTGTACCCCGCAACCCTGTCCGACCAAACGCAGATGGAATGGCTGCTCTCGGCGATCATCTCCATCGCAGCGACCACCTGACGGTTTCGGGGCTCGTTGTCGATGGCGTACCTGAGTTCGGCATCCTTCAGCCTCTCGGGTATGTTGAGGGCGTTCGACAGACCGATCATCGCCACGGCGTTGTCAAGGAACAGGCTGTCGATTGGACCTTCGACCACCGTCACGGGCTTTCGTGGATCGACCCTGTCCATCCCATACCACATCTTGTCCGAGTCCTTATCAGCCTTGACGGTGATGTATCGGATGCCGCTCGTCTTGACGAGTGTTCTGCCTTGGGCACCCACCAACCTCCCCTCGGGGTCGAGGATCGGGATGACAACCCTGCCCTCGGATGGGATCTTGATCTCGGGATCGATGCCCTTCGCCCATTCCGAGTAGTCATCGGCGTAGTAGAGGCGGCACATCGCCTCGGTGGGTATGCGTCTCTTCCTAGCCCACACAACCGCTTCGTGGGTATCGGACATATCGCAGAGCCTCGGTATCTCCTTGAGGATCGGGCTCTCCCCCGCACGGGCATGCGGGTGTGCGGGTCCGTGCGTGGGCGTGTGTGCGCCCGTGCGTCCGTGCGTGTGCGACCCCGTCTCCTTTAGAACCTCAAAGGTGTACTGCCTGTGAAGGTTTCCATCGAACCCTTTGAGGAACCACCCGAGGGAGGCTCCGTAGTCGCAGTTGTGGCACTTGACGGAGAACGACCCCTTCTTCTCGTAGAAGTAAAACCTACAGATGTTGCCGTTCTTCTTGGAGTCCCCGCAGATGGGACACCTGCATACGGCGAGATGGTTCGGCTTCTTCCATGCGAAGCGTTCCAACTTCGGCGAGAGCATGTTGATGTACTTGGTGTCGAGAAACAGAGGCATAGTTATAGGATCAAACCATAAGTGTATGAGAACTAAGCCCCACAAGGACTTGCTGAATACAATCTTATGGGATTCTTGATTTTACGACTTTTACGGCTAAACAGCCGCATACATAGCGGTTCAGCCAGAAGAAGCCTGTCGCCTGATCTTCCGCTTGAAGAGCAGACCTCGGCGACCTGGTGGTTCCTGACCTGGTGATGTACCTGCGATGTTGCCATGTCCGACCGCATTCGCAGGAGCGTCCTCTTGGACATCGTTGATCGTGAAGATCAGGCTCCCGAGCCTGTAGATCGGGAACCCGAAGAACTCGTCTGTGGGTAGCAGTTGGCTGTCGAGGGCGACCCTTCGACCACGGATGCGATAGGACCCCGCTTCGATTGCCACGGGCTGCGTCTCTTCATTCATCGTCCATAGGAGCAGACCTTTTCGGTCGAGTTCCTCCGAAACCAACCTTTCGATCAGATTTGGATCGGCTCCCTGCCTCTCGCAGTACTCCTTGAGGAGGATCGTCCTGACTGCGAACTCGCTGCGGTTGGCTAGGTTGATGCCCTTTCCGAGGAGACACGGCGAGTTGAACTCAAGCAATCGCTTGATGTTCCAAGCCAAGGTGTAGAAGACCGAGGGATACGCTTTCTTTTCCTCGGCTGTCTTGAGGCTAGCCCGAGGCTTGAGGATCTTGCCCCCCGCATCGATGATCCCCAACCTGTAAGCCTCCATCTGATTCCATGGAGTGGCAAGGATCTGTGCGAACTTGTATGAGATCAGTAGGTCTACGACGGATGACATCAGATTCCCCTCAGCCGTTGGATGATTCCCATGTCCATCACCATGGCTAGGACATCGACCTCAAGCCTAAACTTCGGCTGTCCTTCGGGCAGATACCCGAGGTATACGAGGAAGGTCTTCAGTATGTAGTGGAGGTCGGATTCGATGCGATGGAAGAGGAGGCGGCATCCCGCCTCGACCCCGAACACATTGCAGAAGACGATGATGTGGTTGAGGATCAGGCGTTCCCGAAGGACTCCCGTTTTCCTGTACCGCCTGAACAGCCTCTTGAGGTAGACGAGCCTCGCCATGTCATCTTCAAACTCCGCAACCCCCTTGCAGAGGGGATTATCGTAGTGCTTCATGGCGAAACGGATGTAGTTGTCTTCCGTCAGCGGCTCATACATCCCATACTCAAGAGTTCTTTAGGTGGAGGGGACCACCATGGCTTGCACTTGGATGAGACCGTTCGTGAGCCGTTG